AGTGCCACTGACAGGATGTGCTGCTGCTGGTGGTGTGAAAGATTGCGTGTTACTAGTTTGAAGTGATGTATATCTAGCATCTTTTGTAAAACGAATATCGTCAATATATGCATCAACAATACCAGCAGTGTTAGTAGATACTTGACTTCCTCCAAATAAAATTGGTTCGGAAGTATTGGACATATTGGTGCCACTATAGGAGGTTCCCTTTGTCCAAGTGATATCTTCTAGACCATTTACATAAAAATGAAGTTGTCCATCAGATTCTTTTACTAAAGCAATATGATTCCAACTTTGTACAAATTTGCTAGCAAAAACCGTGCTACTATCGGTTTGAAAACCTATGGTATTAGTTGTATTAGTAGCTGTATCATGTATGTCAAGTCTCCATCCTATGTTAACACCAACATACGCATAATATAGTTGCCATCCACCACCTGTCGCTCCTGCAGTTTTATTATTACTTCCAGCAAGAGTGCCAGCAGATTTTGATACAATAACATACTTATCATTTACCCCAGTCAGAGAAGCGTTTGGTGCGGAATCTATATTAATCCAAAACTCTAATGTAAATGTGTTAGTGAAATCATAGTCACTTCTGTCGTCATACCTAACACCATTACCAACTGTTTTTAGAACTTTCGCTCCATAATTGGCGGGGGTTCCTACAAGGGTTGAGGCAGCTATACCGCCATAAATTTGAGCAGTGCCAGTGTCACCAAACTTTACGTCGTTAAAATCACTATCGAAAGTGGATCTTAATAGAACCTTATCCCAATCAGTTTCTGCTGGGATAGTAGCTGTTTGAGTGCTACCAAGAATAAACTCTTGCCAGTTACTTCCATCATAGAAATGTGGTTTACCACTAATCTGTCTGATCTCACCTTGTGTTGCTGTTGGACCAGATCCTTCATTGACGCCAAACTTGAATCCATTAGCAGTGAATGGGTCGCCACCACCAGCTACGCTGATAACACCATTGCTATCAACAGCGATGGTTGTGCCATCTGGTTGTACAACACCAGTAGAAGATGTGGTTGCGATACTACCTGCAGTGAATGGAGAACCACCAATGGTAAATGCTGCTGCATCAACAGTTCCAACAAAAGTGGCATCGCCGTTAGCTTGTAAAGATACTTTTTCAACCTTCGTTCCACCAATATCAGAAAACAGTTGGAAAGTTTTCGATCCTGTGTTTGTTGTTTGAGAGTAAAGATCTACTGTAGAATCAGTTAGGTCTACGTTGCCACCAACCTCTACACCACTAGAAGTGGTTTCAAACTTCGTAGCACCAGCATAATTAAGCTTAACACCAGCATTTGGTAAGCAATGAATCCATGCTTCATTAGCATTGGCAGTGTCTTGAATGTATAGTTCTGTACCTCTTAAGTAAAGATCACCAGTGCTACTATTTGCAAGCATTGTATGATATCCACCAGCACCATCAGAATTGCTTGTGATAGATGTATTACCAGTTGGTCCAAGATTCAAGGTTCCTGCAAACGTGGCATTACCAGGAGCATCGATTTCTGATGTGATTCCAGCAGTTCCTACTTGTCTACCCTTCCAGAGAGAACTTCCACTAATGTTAGCAATATAAATCTGTCCACCGTTGCTTACACTAAATCCAGCATTAGTAGATGTCTCGTTGATACTACCACCAGGGAAGTCGCCAATAGGATATGTACTGAAACCGTATGGTACATACATTGATCCACCAAAAACAGCTTCGGTAACCATCTGACCAGGAGTTATCTGATCTGCCGTTTTTAGAATAAAAGTTCCAGATGCAGAATGTAACTCGTCATTAACTTCAAGATCTCCTAAAACTGTCGCACCTGTAAGACTAGTTGCAATTTTTTTAGCACCGTCATAGTAAAGTTCGACAGGACCATCTTTGAGAGCTGTGACATACAGTTCACTAGTATCAGTCTTTGATCTGATCTGCAAAGCATCAGAATCAATGAACGATGTTAGGACACCTACCGAACCATCATAATAAATTTTTAGATCAGCATCATCACCAAAGTTCGCTGCTACATTATCAGAAAAGGTAGGACTGCTATTGAATGTTGCAATGTCGTCAAAGTCTACGGTGCCTTGGAATGTTACATCACTAGAGAATGTTTTACTCCCACCAAATGTTTTTGCACCATCGACAGCGGTATCCAAATCTACAGCAATTTCGTTAATCTCCAAGCGTTGCTGCTCAAGAGTGTAAGACTTTGGTACGTTACGTAGTGTCATTTGATTAGCTGCTTAAGGAGGGACTTGATTTCGGACATTTCTTCCTTCAAAGTATTTATTTCGCTTACTACATTCTTAAATTCATTGGAAAATGATTTACGAGGTTTGTTGGTGCAAATAATTGCACCAGTTTCCATATCTCGCACAAATCCTTCTTGTCCTTCGACTTTTACATATTTCATATTAGAAGGATGCAACTGCTCTCATGTCTTGGATTTTAGGGACATATGCAGGATTATCAGATTTCATAACAATTTTAATTGCAAAGGAAGAGAAGTCAGGTAAGTCTTCTTTACTGAACTTCAATTCTTGATATGAAGACTGGGATTCAAACTGACCCGAGATGCTATTTTCTGCTGTTGCAATAACATCATCATCGGAAGCACCGTTATTATTGAAGTATTCCCAGTTAAGGTCATCAAACTTTTGTTGGGATGCTTCAGGTTTAACTTTATATAGAACTTGCAAGTTGCTGACATCACTTACATTAACCGTGAGATTAACATTGATTCCAGAAGCAGGAGCGTTTAGAACAATTTCTCTAGTAACATACTTGGCAACACCAGAAGTATTTACAGATCCAGATTCATTAACATAATCAACACCTACTGTGTATGTCATAGATCTAATCTCTGCATACTTGGAAGTTTCAAACGAAGCTCCCTCAAAGTCAATAAGATCTCCTACTCTGAATACATCAGCAAGTTGCTCACTTGTGGTGCTATTTCTTGCATAATCACTACCCAGTGTAATCTCACTGGTGTAATTGTTATTAATGGGATTCTTATCATTTTCAAGAGTCAGAGTTTTGGTCTTGCTATCCCAAACAACTACCTTACCGCTGATCTTGTTCTCATACTTATCTACTCTTTGTGCAGGATTGAATGCAGTTACTGTAGTTCCAGCAACAAAATTAGGATTCTGGTCAAAGATACCGTCATTAGAAATAGTAACCGTAATGCCTTCTAGATCTCCACCAGCAGCAGACTGTGTGCTAAAGAACAATTGCTCGCCAATATCAAAGTTTACCGAGTTCTTAATCTTTACGTATACATCACTACCAATGACACGAAGAACTTCTGATTGTGCTCCTGATGTTACACCAGTAACATTTTGATTGATAACAATAGGAACTTCAGTACCAGAGTCTTCATTGCCACTAACAGTAAACTTATAGACAGGGAAGAGTTGAATCTGTTGATATCTCTTTCCATATCTGTCTTCACTACCAACCGCACTCTCAATTCTGTTAGTGATTGTTTTAACAGAAGCAGATCTCAAATCAATGACAGGTGATAGATAAGATTGCTCTGAAGACAACTTAAGTTTGTATGCTAGAGAAGTGTCTAGATTATTCAAGCTTTCATTGATGGTAGAAGCAACAACCTTTTGATTCAAGAAATACTGCTCTTCGTTCAAGAAAGTAGTTTCAAAGTCAGAGATAGAATAAGAAGTAAAATTAGTAGTATTACTATCAACAGGAACAATATTAGTAGTTCTTACCATGCTGTCGATCTTTGTACCAGAAACTTGTAGATATGGAATCTGTGCATAGAGTTTCTCGTACTTTCTATTGTACGATGCTAGTACAGTTGAACCACCAAAGAATCCAGTGTCTGCTGCTCTAGTAGGACCATAGATGTTATAAGTATCAATACCAACATTAGATACCTGGAACAACGATGATTCTACTGTGTTGGAATCATATCCAGCAAAATCTTCTAGACCTCTGAAGAATACTTTGGAGTCTCCGCCAGTTTCAAACCCATGATCTCTATGGTATACCTTAATAACAGAACTGTTATTTTTGAAAAGACTAGATGTTGCTGTGCTATTTGCAAGCGCATATGTCTCCATTGGATTGTTTTCTAGCTTTGTGTATCCAGGATCTTCGTTTTTAATTAGAATTTCTCCAGATCTAGAGTTATCAAATTCTGCTCTGTATAGAGTAAACTTAATATCCTCAAACAGATCTTCAGTCCAGTTATCTACATTTTGTGATTTGAATACAGAACCAAGTAACGGTTGTGCATTAACAACGATACCAGAAGAGATGTCAGTATCACCTAGTCTAGATGCCCATAGTTCATATTCAATACTGTCACACTCGATGTTGAGTGCATATTCAGAATTGTTTTGTAGGTATACTGGATACTCGAAGTTGAATCTAGTAGGAGTTGTAGATTGAATTGATCCTGCTTCATCAATGGCAATACCCATTCTGACTGCTGGTTCATCAAGTTCAATTTCTGATTCAATCACAGCACCGTTGTTTCCAGCACCAGTTCCTCTAATAACAATAGATGGTGCTTCAGTATATCCTCTACCTGCTAGCGCAACTTCGCTAAAGAAGATTTGACCGCCAGAGACTTTAACAGATCCAGTAGCATTACTACCACCAGGTAGTTGAGGACTCTCTATAGTAATAGTTGCACTTTCGTATCCAGATCCAAGATTGGTAATATTGAGTTTAGATACACGACCAGAGTCTTTTGCGATCTTCAATCCAATAGTGGCATTGTTTGCATTGTTGTATGTGGTTACAGAATTTAAAGTCAGATCTTCATTAGCAATAAAAGAACTGCCATTGTGATTACTCAATACAAATGTATATACTTGCTCATTAGTGAGGAAGATGTCTCCATTAGAAGAAGGAACAACTTCAAAGTTATTTCTATCCAAAATTTTAGCAATAGGACCAGACGCAAGGCTCTGTCTACCAGTTATTGACTCGTCCTTTTTAATAGTGATGTTTCCAGAAGAATATACCTTGATAAAAGTATCAGGATATAGAGTGGTTTGAGTTCCAGGTAGAATATACTTGCCAGGTTTGCCACTCTCTACATTAGTGACGTAGACTCTCAAAGGAATAGTTGAACTCTTCTTATTGAAGAATAGATCAACACCAGTTGTAAACATACCACCTTCAAAGTTTTCCACAGTGAAAGTCTGTGCCATTGGATTTGGTCTTGCACTATTCTCTGTATTGCTATCAATAGTTTGAACGCCCTCGTTTGCCTTGAAAATAGCAGGTGCTGTAGAGATGATGGACACAGGTGCTTCGGGTAGAAGACCTGTAGCATAGAACTTAACTTCTGCGAAAGAATCCACAGTAGTGATATCAGAGTCACTAGAACTAGAAGTAAATCTAATTGTTTTTGCACCTGTAGAGAAATACAATTCTTCTGAAGTGTCATCCATAATCACTGTATTGACATCACCTGTCCAAGAAGTGTTTTCCTTTGGAGCATATCCTGATGGGACTAGAATAATTCCACTAGCATTACCATACTCATCGGTAGTAATATTGCCACTGAATACCGTTAGAGAGTTTCCTGCAATACCTGTAAATCTAGAGTCTGGATTAACCCATCGTCCAATGTCTCTCTTCTCCATAAAGACACTCAATTGTGTCTTTGGCTTCATTCTTCTAATGATAAATTTGATTGGGATAGATCTAGCAAAGAACTTAAGAGCATTTGCTACATTAGTACCATTAATAGTTTTGTATCCTACACCCTTCGCAATCTCATTATTTTGTGGACTGATATTAGAAGAAGTTGATGTAGTCGCACTCTGCACAGTTGCCTCTGCAGTTCTAGTATTATTTTCAGCAAAACTCTTCAGGTTGTAGAATGACTTATCTACACCAACCCAGTTAATAATAAACGAATTATAGATACTTGAGAATGCAACACGAACATCTTGCTTACCAAGGAATACAGAGAACAAATTGGTATTGTTATCTGTAACTAAAGGTGCCACAGTGTCATTGTACCACTGATCAACATTAGGATGAACAGCAGCATCACCCACATATTGTAGGACAACAAATGGGTTTGGATTTAAAGTTTTTGTAGCAAAATCATTATTTGCATATGAAACATTAGAGAACGGTAGTGTTATAACACCATTAGAATTAGTATACCCAGCAATTCTTCTTTGGTCGGATCTTGTGTTAACTTCCTTTAGTGCAAAATTATCCTCTTTGGACTGTGGTCTCAATACAGATTGTTGTGCATCGATAGAACACAGATAATCAATAGATTTGACATTACCTACAGCATGAGTCTCGTAGTTATCAACTAGGAATCCACTCTTGGTCTTATCAATACCTAGAGTATCTTTAACTTGCATGTTGAGAGCTTGTTGCTCAAGAATGCTCAACGTGGTGTAATACTCAAGACGCTCAATACGCTTCTCTAGTTTGCCGATGTCACGCATCGTAAAACGACGATTATCAACAGAAGTGATTCTTACATCTTTGCTCGACTTGGTGAATGCAGGAATAAAGATATAGTAGAGAGGAATACCATCCTCAATGATTTCTGGCTTGCTTGGGTTAAGTGAAGAATTACCTTGCTTGATAATAAACTCACCTTTCTTGTTCAGGAATACACCATCAATTCTATCCAGATACTGTGATTCAGTAAAGGAAATAGTATATGGTAGAGATCTAGCAGAAGATGGTGTACTGGATACAGAACCACCTGCACCAATAAAGTTGATGTATTCTGCTTGTGAGAGTAATGAAGTATCTTGGAAACCAGTGATAATAGCAGTAGAGTCTACCTTCGGTCTGAAGTCAATGACGTTCTTCAAACTCAAGTTACCATGGACGGCAGAGTTGAAATCAGGGATCTCATCTGCTACAACACCTGCCTCATGAATATATGAGTCAACTGTATAGAAGTCACCTTGAGAATGCTCGAAGTAATCAAATGCTACAACTACTTGTCCTGTAGGTGGAGTAAAACCAGGTTTTAGTACAATTCTAGATACATCATAGAATGTATCTCTCTGTCCATCATCAAAAGTAAATCTATCAGTTAGATCAGTACCAACAACCAGATTACCATTAACGTCAACTGTTGGAGGAGCAGATGTAGACCCTTCGTAAATGTATCTTACTTTAAATACATCGGAGTAAGATAGAACTTCACTGCTGTCACTATCGTAATCAAGACCACGTAGAGGCAATACCTGATCGCCAGCAGAGGTGATGACAACTCTCTTGTTTTTAATTGCTGTCTTGAGCTTGGGTCTACCTTTAGAAACTTCAATGGTAGCAGTCAACTTCAGTTTGGGGAAGTTAGTTACATTATTACCAAAATAGTTACCAGGGAAGGTAAGTGTGATACTACCAGAAGATAGACCAGATGTAGCGTCAGTAGTATTAAGGATGCTGACAAAATCTGGAGACACATAAACAACATCACCAGTTTCAACTAGATCAGAACCACCCTTGTCTAGAACAGTGATTAGGAAATCTTTTTCTGTGAAAGGAACAAATCTCTGTGTACCAAAATCTAATTGAGCAGCAAATGTAATGTTGCCACCATTGTCACTACCAGTAGTTACAAAATCTCTTCTGATGTAATAACTAATCTTGGTGTCTTCTGTGGACTTGACAAGACTACCAACTTCTTTACTACCAGTTGGGAACAGAAGTGTAGATGTGGTTCCA